CTCTTCTCGATCTTCAACGTCTACACCACCGTGAACGAAATGTACTGGACGTTCCACATGACTATTTATCAAGTTAAACAAAGGTTCCCCATGACGCTCTACATAGTTAAAGAGGATCAATGTATTCCCTTTTAGATCTGCAGCAAGGTTACGGATGAATCTATTCCGTCCTTCATGCTCTACAAGATAACTCATCTCATCCTGATACCCCTCGAAGAGTTGTTCTTCATGCTTCAATAATACAATTTTAACTTTCAGTTTTGCAATATATCCTTGCTTCATTAACTCGTTAGTTCTTGTTACTTGTGTACATCTACCAAACAATCCTTCTAGAGTTAACTGATTTACATTTGCACCATCAAGTGTCCCTGTAAATCCATACCTATACTTACAGTTATGCAACTTACCCATAAGAGAAGTAAGAGATTTAGCTTTGAATTGGTGCGCCTCGTCACCGATCACGACATCAAATTTGCTAAACCATTGACTAGGTTCCTTGTAGATACTCTGCCAAGTGGTGATTACTACTTCATGGTTCGTGTATTTTTCTTGCCCCGCGTATATTTTGTGGCAATAGTCAGACGCTTTCCATCCATAGGATTCAAAGTCTTTGTACATTTGCTCAACAAGAGACGTCGTGGGAACAACAATTAGAATTCTTCTGTCTAACTTTTCATGATACCTAACCAATGAATAAATCATCAAGGATTTCCCGCTTGCAGTTGGCGACAATAGGAGTCGTCTGTTGTATCTCAGGCATTCGTATACTGCTTGATATTGGTAGTCGCGTACCTTCACAGGAAGATTCAGTGATTTCATATAACCTGCAACTGCCTCAGGAGTCACAAACTTATTCACATCTTCAGGATGACCAAAATTCTCATCGGTCTCCGTCTCATACTCGTATCCCTTCTTCTTTGCGTAGTCAACCAAATAATCATAGAGACCACAATAGATCTCCCCTGTAGCAGGAGAGTATAATCTTATCTTTCCATCCCATCCTTTCCACCTTCTTTGCTTCTGCATAAACTTTGCAGACTCAACCTCGAAGGTAAAGAAATCCGATAACTCGTAATTTATATGAGGTTCTGCTTGAACCTTAAGATATACTTCATTCTTCTTCTTGATCTTAAGATCCATTGACATAGGTGAGTTTACTTCACTACACTATGTATCAGAGTATTAAGAACCTTCTTTCCACTTAGTCCATTCAATAGCATTCTTGATTTGAAAGTTCCTAGTATTGATTTGTTTCAGAACATTTTCCAAGAAATATAATACTTGATCAATATAATCAATCTTATAACGTAACTTGCGGACGTCTTCATCTGCATCGATGAACATCCAGATCTCTTCTTTAGTAGTAAGTTTTAAATCAAATGGCATCTCTTTGTAGATTTGAGATGATGCCTTTCCTTTATAGTACAACCATTTATCTTTCTTTAATGCATTTAACGTACCCTCTTTCTCTTTCTTCATAAGAGAGTATGTATTATAAAATTCCAAATACCTTTGATGCAACTGTGGAATCTTGATTGACTCTTCACAATACAAATCAGTATCGATCTGACAATCTGTCTTCCACAGTTCCTGCAGTTTTTCCAGATTCATTATGATCCTTGCTCTTTATTGTTTTGAAACCATTGTTTCATTGATGTCTGGACACCACTTTCTTTACTAGGGGTTTCTTTGATCCCCTTCATTTGCTTGTAATCGTTGTGCATCGCTTGGAGTAACCATGCCTGAGACAGTTGGTTCGGTCCTTCTTTCAACAATCGGATTTGTGATTGAGATAGACCACCCTTCATCTCCAAATACTCCTGTCTCCACTGTGTGTGGGGTGAGTTCTTTGTCATTTGCCTCCCATTGGGAATGTATTAAGTCAACTTGGCGATCAACGTCGTCAAGGACCATTTGTATTTTACCATCAATCCACCATTTATGCAACCATTCTATAAAAATTGATGCAATTAAGGACATGGTTGGGTTTTGTTTCTTTGCCCATCTCTTAGATTTAGTATACCAGTTATCTTCACCACCCCAATGATGTTCAAACTTGTACTCAAATTTCATCGTCTAGTACGTTGGTTAGTGTTTCTGATCTCGTAAAGAAGATATTTGAAAGTAACACTTGCTGTAAGATAATCTGTATCTGTATTCGTAACGTTGAAGTCCAGAGTTGATAGACTGACTGGAAACATCTCTTCAAACACTACATCAAAGTTTGCGATATTATTATTGTTCAATACTTGTAATGTGCCATCAGATACTTTAGATCCTCTGTCATTAAATGTTCTATCACTGTTTGCCTGCATCCATGAAGTTCTCTCCCCAACATTATCAGGAGTACCCAATGCACGCAACCAGTTATGAATCTCCATATAATTTCTTAGATCTTCATCAACAATAAACTCTAGAGTTAAGTCTCCATAGTCAATGTTACCTTCGATGGGAACACGAACTAATCCTCTAGTAGGTATTTGGATATCACCAACATTAAGTTCTGGGATACTTGCTCGCTGACATAAAAACGAAACCTTCCTTGCTTTCTCCAAAAGGAATACAAATCCAATTGGAGATAGAAAGTTCTTGTTCGTTAATTGTTCTTGATACCAGTTTTGTGCAGACATGTTATGCGTTTATATTTTCTAACCATGATGTAGAAATGTATTTCTCACCAGACAAAGGAGGATTACCTCTGTGAACATGAGTAAAACCTGCTGGCCAGATAAGAAACTGTCCTCGTTTTGGTTTGTATCTCAAAGACTGATATAGAAATTCAGTTTCACCACCTTCAGCAATATCATTAAGATACATCATAGTGGCAAGGATCCGACGATTACATCCTAAAGAACCATCTTCTGAATGCCAACTATGATATCCTTGCTGTGGTAAAGTCTTTTGTACATTCAGATATACTTGTTGATATCTATAATGTAGAAGATGTTCAAACTGATCAATGTATTCTTCAAGGCATCTACCAGTAACTTCATTATATTCGCGCATCCACTGATAACCGCAGTTGTGATCCAACATAAAATCTTCAGTGGCAAGACATGTATCTTTACGAGCATGTGCTTTGCGTTCCCTACCAAATAAACCTTTACGTTTAAATGTAGATCCCACTTTGTTTTGGTATTCCCAATAATCAATCAAGGGTTGAGTATCATATTCCGTATCAAAGATACCTATGAACCCATCATATCTGATGTCAGTGATCATAATAAGTCATTCTCTTTTATTATTTAGTCTCTTTCTTCTGGAGCATTTCTAACTGATCTAATGCTTCACTTGACCAGTATACTTTTGGTTCATCATCTAAGAGTACTTTGTGTGCTGTACCATGTCCATCATAGGCATCAGTATCATAGTATCCTCCCCTAGTACCAAAGTATAGAGTGACAGTCACAAATGGAATACAACTGAATAGTAGGATTGTTGCTAACATTACTTACCCCCAAGTCCACCAAATGGTCTTGTTCGTTCTCTCTCGTCCAGAACTTCATTAATAACTTGTTTAAGTTCAATCCTCATTGCATCAGATAAAAGATTCATTTCCTTTCTTTCCAAATCTGGAATTCGATTTCTCTGTTCTTCTATGTCCGATAAATCAATAGCACCAAATTGTGCTGACATTGCTTGTGTGTTCATTAGTCGCGTTGCCTCCAATCATCTGAACGTTCTTGATGAAACCAGTCTACTACTTCTTCTGGATTAAAGAAACCCCTACGGTGGTTGCCTGAATCGGGGTCACCAATATTCAGACCGTTAAGAAAAGAATCATCTGGATTCGTATTCATACGTCTTGCTGTACTTAACATACCGCGTGCAGACGTATTTGCTTTTGCTAGTTTCTGTGCCCATATCATATCGTCTATACTTACTTCAGTTCCTGCTGCAATAGATTTACATATGCCTTCTAGTCGAAGGCGATAAGCGGTAGATAACATGTATTAAAATTTGAGGTATTAAAAAAGGACTGCTAATGAGTCCTATTAATTTTATTTATAATATAGAGGGAGGTTGGAATCCTGTATACCAACAAAGAATGGGCATTACTACAGAGTAAAAACATTCTTGCCTGAGACCCGATTGGTAAATCGATTCTACTTTCGTAGCAGCACCACCTGTGTCTCATCACCTTAACTAGCTATATGCCAGTAAGTTTATTCAGTCACTCCCGACGTAACCGTCGTTACCCTTAAATTATAGCATAAAAAAAGAGGGTGTCAAGCACCCTCTCAAAAGATAAGCAATATTGCCTATTACATAAGGTTTGCAACCTGTACACGTCTGTAGTACTTGTTAGCGTTAGCAGTAAGTGCGCCAGAACCTTGAGTAAGTCCGCCAGAGAATGGGTTAGAAACCATACCGTAACGAGTCTTGAAACCAATTTTTGGTTGGAAGGTGTTAGGGTTGATTGCTCTAACTTGCTGTAACGGAACGTAAGGACAGTAGAATAGTCCTGCGTCGTAAGGTGAAGTACCTTTGTATCCTGCAACGTAGAAGTGCTTGTCAGCAACGTTAGCAGAGTAAGGATCAACGTAAACCTTGATGCGTCCGTTAAGAGTACCAACGAGAGTAGAAGAAGTATCGTCTACACCTGTAAGTGCGTTGTTACCTTGTAAACCTGGAGCGTAATCAAGAACGCCTGCCATACCTAGAGCAGAAGCAACGTCTGCAGAGCAGATCAAGATGTTGCCCTTCCCGCGACGAGTTTGCTGACCGATAGCGTTAGCATCTCTTTCGATCTGGAAAAGAAGTCCTTTGAACTTCTCAACTGACCAACGACCATTAGAGTCAACGTCAAGGTCGAAGATACCTGCAGAAGAAGTATTGTTCTGTGCACCTGCTACAGCGTTAGTGTAGATAGTACGAACAACTTCTCTGTTGATCTCAGCAAGAATCTCAGTAGAGAGAATGTTGCTAAGTTCTTGCTCGGCATCAAGACCGTGAATTGCTTTCAAGTCTTGAGCAAGTTCGATGCTGTACTCTGCCTTTAAAGCTCTTGCCTTAGCAGTAACAGTCACCTTCTCGATGGAGAAACCCATCTCTCTGAACGCAGTGTTAGATGCACTGTCGTCTAATGCTTCAGAGGTAGCAGTTGCCATGCCTGCAGCATCGCCAGTCTGTTCGTAAGTTCCAGGAGAACCGTCGTTAAGAACAGAAGGGTTGTTGCCTTCAGCGTCGTTGTTTGCAGAACCTGATGCGCCAGGATCGTAAGCAGAACCTGCACCACCAGAGAAACCTGCGTTTGGTTCGTTGAAGAATGCTTCGTCGTAACCAGATGCGTTAGGATCTCTTTCGGCACCGTAGTTAGTTCTCATCGCAAAGATCAGTCCAGTAGGACCAGTCATTGGTTGAACGCCTGCGATGTCGTAAGCGATCAGCGATGGCATCGATCTACGGATCAATGAGATAAGTACTGGGTCGAAACCTGCAACAGGACCTGTAGCGGTACTGCCACCAGTATAACCAGTAGTTTGTAAAGTCTCAGAAAGGATTTGACCTTCTTCGATTTGTGCTTTTTCTTGGTTTTCTAAGAGTTGTGCGACTACGCCTTTCTTATAAGAGTCACCGATCTCTGGGAGAGCGTCGTGATTAAGAACGGGTGCCCACTTCTCTTGTAGTTTTTGAACTGTCATTAGTTTATTCTAATAGTAGAGATAGTAGTTTAAATTATTTGGACCAGCGAGCGATTGCATCAACGTACTTCGACATTGTGCCACTCTCTGTTGATTCTACCAAAGGTGCTGATGCTTCTTCGGTGGGTTCCTTCGCAGATTCTGCGATCTCAGCCTTCCTAGTGAAGTATGATTCCTTGATAGTTTCGATCTTCTTACGAAAATCTTCTTCATTCTCAAACTCAACACCCTCTGCTAATGATGCTAACTTCTCCTTTTGGGTTTCTGCTAGACCAACAGCACTCTCGTTCACAATTTCCATTTTAACAAACTCACCGATGCGCTTGTTTAAAGCAACATTAGTGTCGATTGTTTCGTTGAGTTTCTTTTCCATATCATCAAGCTCTCCAACCATACCGTCAAGTAGATTGAATTTTTCCTCAGGCACACTAAAGTTGTGCTCTAAGAAAAGACTTTTTAGACCATTGAAGAATGATTCACTCATCTCAGTCTTAATACCGTGCTCGATCTGGAGATTATTCTCTTTCATCCAGTTCTCAGCAGCATAAGATAAGTAGTCATCAACCTTCTCGGCTAATTCTGTTTTGATTTTTTCGACTTCTTCAGTCAGAGACTCTTCAAATGCCTCTTGCAACGCTTTAACTTCAGCATTAACCTTTTCAGTTACAACTGCCTCGAAGATCGTTACTGCCCTGGTTCGGAATTCTTCTGAGAGTTCTTCACCTGCGACAAGAGCGTCAACATCTTGAGTAAAGTCGTACTTGGTTTCAGCGATCGCTTCTTCGCCATCTTCGGTTTCCTCCATTTTTGCGGATGCGTCAGAAGGTTTCGTGCTCGGAACAGGTGCTTTACCTACTGGTGCTGCTGCAGATTTGCCTGCGTTTTTAGTTCCTTTTGCGCCTTCTTCTGAATCAGTGTTAACGTCAATTACCTTAGATGCACCACCTTTCGATGTATCGATAGGGTCACCAGGTTTTGCCTTGTCGTTAACCGCTGTTTTGGATTGGGTAGCACCTTCGGTCACTTCATCCATGTTATCAAGATTTTTTTCGAGGGTCTCAGCCATTTGTTTAAACTCCGTTATGCTTTAGCGTTGTCTGTATTTATTTATAAATCACAAACTCTTTAGAAACGACTCAAACGCGGAAACTTTGCGTTCTTGTAAATTTCTAAGGGTTGCATGATCGATTTCTGTTTTTAATTGAGCAACAGCAGACTCTTTTAGGATTCCATTATCCCAAACCCACTCCTTTCCTTCCATGATTCCATTGACAAATGCATCAGGTGCTGAAGGATCAGCGACGATATCAGCAGCAGTTGCTAACATGAAGTCGTCCATAACAACGTTGCAGTTATCTTCCTTGCGGATAGATCCCATGCCTCTCGATGAAACACCGAGTTTTACGCCCTCGTCTAGCAATGACTTGGCGACTTTACCCATAGGTGTGTCAAGTAACTTCGCTCTTCCGATGAAGTTGTTTCCATCTTCTCTCAATGAGAGAATTTTATGTGATACCCTATCTAGGTTGATAGATGGACCATCAGGATGACCTAGTTCTCCAAGGGCACGCCCTTTTTGAATGTAGTTCTCATCATATTTAGCGACTTCTTTAGTAAGAGTCTTGAGAGGGTACATTCTGTTGTTACGGTTTTTTAGTTCCGCTTGCAAAAAGACACCTTCAATGAAGTAATTCTTCTTGCCTTCTTTCTCTTCGCAAAGAAAATCGACTTGGTTAATTTCTTCAGCTATTAGTCTCATCGGATTCTTCCTCAGTTTCGGGTTGTGTTTCGTCTGTTACCTCAGGGGTTTCGACGTTTCCTTGTGTAGGTTCTGGGATTTCTTCTGTATTATCAGGAAGTTCATCGGAGATTTCATCCGCAGCATCCTGTGCAGTATCATCAAGTTCAAAACCCATACTTGCTGCAAAATCAACTTTACGTTGTTGAACTGCATCGTATGCAGCAGCAGATAAGGCATCGTTTACCGAATCAACTGCTTTCGCTTTTTCGTCACCAAAGATTTGGTTGACAATGGTTTGTGCGATTTCGCTAGGCATAATAACTCCTACTGTATTTATTTAGCAACTTAGAACTCTCCTCTGCGTAAATCACCTGGATCTACTTGCGGAAGTTCCTCCTGCTGTTGTTCTTCTGGGGCAGCATTAGGATCCATAGATGGATCCATTTCCGCTGCAGGATCAGGTATAACACCAGACTCAAGTTCAGATTTAATCTGTTTGTCAATTTCCTTTTGTTCCTGTACTGTTTGTTTGAGGACTTGTGTTCGTAAGTACTCCACTGAGAAGTATTTACCAACATAAGGATCCATTACGTTAACTTGATTCATTCTCTCATTACGGATCTCAATCTCCTTGAGTTCTGTAAAGTAGTTGTCAGCAATGTAATCGTATTGGATATGCTCTTTCATATCCTCCCATTCTTCAATGGAAATAATTCCTTTTAGAACGAGTTGAGTTTTTAAAAGATCATGGAATAGTTCACTAAATCTTTTGCGGAGACGTGCAATGAACTTCTGGAATTTAACTTCATCTCTTGTGATTTCAGCAGCACGACCAATATTAAATGTCGCTTCTGATTCTAATCTAGAGTTAGGAACGTTTAGTGCCTTATAAAGTTTCTTCTGGAAGTATTTGACATCCTCAAGTTCTCCAAGATTTTGTCCACCTGGGAGCGTAGTGATCTCAGTGCCTCGTCCGCCTTCTCGTCTGGGTAACCAGAAGTCTTCGAGCATTGACATGAACTTCTTGTCATCTTTAATTTCTCCTGTATTTGCATCGTACACTAACTTGTTACGGTACCTTCCCATAACTTCACGAAGGTATTGCTCCGCTTTGTTCTTAGGTAAGTTACCAACATCAATATAGAAAATACGACGTTCTGGTGCTCTACTCAAACGGTAGATAACCAAAGAGTCTTCGATCATACGGAGTTGATTAACTGCCTTGATCGCTTTATGTAGGTGCGATAGCACCATGTTCTTATTGAGATCCTGAATACCAGAATGACAATAAGTGATAGAATCAGGTGCAATCTTCATGCCCTGATTAGTAGTATTCCTTAATCCTTTAGGATTATAGAGATAGTAAGTATGGGACGTTTGCGTGAGTTGAGTGTTAAGATCTGCACTACGCATTGCGTTTGGATCTTTCGATTCAAACTCAGTCACTTTACGAATCTTACGAGGATCGATATACCTCAGTTCTGTAAGTCCGCTACGAGGATTCTTAGGGTCGATGATCTTATGAAAGAATAATCTACCGTCAACATACCAACGACGGAAGATCTCATAAGATCTATTATCAAAGTCTAGAAGACGGAGAATCTCATCGAACTCCTCTCTTATTAACTTCTTAATCTTTTCTGATTGCTTAAGGTTGCTTAGTTCAACCTCAACTGGTACATCATCAAAGTTACCGCAGATGGTTTCGTTAACGACATCATCTACTGCGCTGTCACATTCTGGTTGGAGAACCATCTCTCTATAACGAGAGATCAGTTCATATTCATTACGAATAGTCCCATCAAAATCAACAGAGTATCCATAGTGACCGCCACCGACAATCGGTTGCGTACCATCCATACTATCCTTCTGAACAAAAGAAGGTCCCTTAGGAACCTTCTTTGCTCTCTGGAGTGAAAATCCGAAGAGTTGAGACATTTTATACTATAGTATTGTTGTTCCTGTCTTATTTAGGAACTTTCTAAAACCTTATTTTTTAGTTTGTTTTCCGCCTTCAGTCTTCTCGCCCTTGTAAACTGGTTTCCAGTACTGGACTTGAAGTTCTACGGTAAACTCGGAGATAGCGTCATTGCTTCCGTAATCAAGATCGATTGCAGCAACGTTAGTTGGGAAAGTATCATAGAAACGATACTCTGCAAGAACCTTAGGATCTGCCTCTGCATCTGCTGAATCTTTTAGATCGCCAAACCTATCATACTGAATAACTCTCATGTCCTTGAAATAGGATCCAACGTCTGATCCTGCAGTAGTAACGTTTTGAGTATACTCTTGAACACCCTGTGCCCAACTTTCAAATGCGTTACGAAGAACGAAGTCTTTATCGTTCATGATAGTGATGGTCCAAGGTTCAAATGTACGGTCACCTGCAATCTTGAGTACGCGACCTCTGTAAGGGACTTCGACAATACCCAACTGTGTTGCGGGTAAGTTCGCTGCTCTCACGGTAAACTCACCGAGTTTTGCTGCTTCTTGTCCGCCTGCGACTACCGATGGGAAGTCAATGACGCATTTGAACAGGTTAGGTCTAGAAAAATCACCGCTGACTCTAGATTTAAATGATTGAATTCCTGCCATGGTAGGTTAATATAAAACGCTTTGTCCTATTATTTAGAACAAAGCGTTTTTTCAGAGGTTTTTATTTAATTTTAACTTGCGACTTCTTGGAAAGAAACTCCAGTTCTAGTAGCAACGAAAGTCAGAGTAATGTAGTTGATAGTCCTTGTTGGTTTCACAAAGATTTCAGCGTTGAACTCACCTCTGTCAACAGACTCAGGTGGGTTGTTCTCGCTGTCACACTTAACTAAGAAGTCAGTTACACCACGACGACCTTGAACATCTCTCAAGTATGGTTCAACAATGTTGAGGAAGAGTCCTCTTTGTTGCTCATCGTTCTGTTCAAAGAGTTGTGACTTAGCAGCACCAGAGATAACTCTCTCAATAGTGAGGAAGAGACGTCTAACATTGATTCTATCGAATGCAGAAGCAAATGCCTGTGCGGTCTTGTCACCGTAAAGAACGATACCCTGACCTGGGAAGGAAACGATTGGGTTAACTCTTGCAGAGTAAAGTCTGTCACGCTGAGTCTTGTTAGGAGTGAATGCAAGTTTGATAGCATTTCTAACTTGACCACGAGCGAAACCTGCAGGTGAGAACCATGGTTCTGCAACTTCAGTTGTTTGTAAGCAAAGACCTGCAACGTCACCGTTACAAGGAACGTATCTGTATACGTCGTTGTACTTATCGTAAATGTACTTATAACCAGAGTCAAATACCATGTAAGAAGAACTAGGTAGTTGATCAAAGAAGTTAATGATATTAACAGTTTGAGTTGCTGCGCTACTGACGCCAATCACGTTTCCTCTACGAGGAGAAACGAATAGCATACAGTCTCTTCTTTCTTCAACAATACTGACTAGAGCAGCAACCTTAGAGATAGCAGCAGAATCAGTTGCGCCAGAAGGACCTGCTAAGATGAAGTCGATGACTTGTGATTCTGGGTCATCTACCAATCCATATGCAGTAGCAAGACCTGCTGAAGTAATAGTATACTCACCACCAGAAAGTGCATAGTCAGCACCACTACCAAGTCTGTAGTAGAAAGTAGCGTTCTCGTCAGATCCAAGAGTAACTGCACCTGCAGGATAATCTACAGTACCTGCAGTTGAGCGAAGTAAGTTGAACTGTCTAGAAGCAGCACTTTGTCCCCAGTTACCTGCAGAAGCAGAAGCAGTAGCAGCAAACAGTGTAGTTTCGTGCTCACCCCAGAAGACATAAGCAGATTTCTGCTTGATAACTTCAACGTAGTAATTGGTCTCTCCAAGAGAAGACTTACCATCAGATGCTTTAGAAACACCGATGTATCTCTCAAGAACAGTACCTGCGTTACCAGTGATCTTACCATCAACGTCAGTTACGAGGATGTGAAGTTCGTCTCTAAATCCACCGTTTGCACTAGTGAAAGAAGAAGTTGAAGGTCTAGGAGCAACTTCAACCCATTTCTGACCTGGAAGATACTCACGCTCATCATACTCAACTCTTACTAAACTAACTGCAACAGCAGTAGAGTTAGTATCAGCGATACTGTCAGCAGCAGCAAAGTCAACTGAACCTTTGTCTTTTGCGACATAAACACGTCTTTCGATACCAGAAGTTTCGATTACTGCAGTGTTAGAACCCTGAGTAATAGTCTGACCATCAGCAATGATACCAGTAACACCACCAGAAGGAAGACCGATTTCAATCTTTCTGTTACCTGCATCATATGCAAGTACATTAACTGTTTGTGCAGAACCAGAAATACTGATTGAAGTTGTAGTTCCAGGAACGAATGATCCTACTACAGATCCAACTGTAAGGACAATGCTATATTTGAAAACTTTACCTGCTGCACCAGTAGCAGAAACGCTAAGTGCTTCACCAGAAACGAACTCGTGATCGTTACCTGATCCAGGAGCAGGAACAACAGCGATCTGGTCAGCACCAGAGTCTGTCATGAAGATACCGATTGAGTTTCCTTTAGTACCAGGAGTTCTTGCTGCCCAATTCCAGTTATTACTTGCAGTCTCGTATGTAGTCTCGTAGTCTTGTAAATTCTTAATCTTTGGTGCAGTGCCTGTATCAACAGCATTCTTTAAAGTATCGCTGTCAGCACGGATGGTTTTTAGTACTCCACCGTATGATAGGAACTGCGCTGCAGTATACCAGTACTCATAGTTGTAGTCGTTTGGTTCACCAAACTGTGCTACAAGTTCTCTTTCAGAACCGATTTCCAACACTGATTCAACAGGACCTAATTCAAAAGGTGCTGCAATCACACCAACGTTCGCGGTGGATAATGTTGTAATAGTTGTCAGATCTCTTTCCTGGACTACGACTCCAGGTGAGGATTGATTAGCTGCCATTGTTTAAAACTCCTAGATTTAGTGCCCTGCACTTGTTGTCTAGGATTATTTATAAAAATGAAATGCTACCTATAGTCCCACATGTATGATTTATCTCCATATTCCGCGACTTTCCAGACATCGCCCTGAGCGTCTGCGAAGTACTCGTCATCCATACCATCAGAAACGAACCCAAAAGGTGCCATATCTTGTTCGATTGCGTCTCGTTGATCTTCATAGATCCGCGCACGCACATCATTATCATGCATCTCTTTGAAGTATGGTTGTGTTGCCATCCATGAGAATATAACCAGACACATTGCTAGGTCATCGTTACATCCATCTTCCGCTTGGAATGATTGACCCTTTGCGATAAAGGTAGTTAGTTCTGCAATAGTGTCGTAGTCTGGAATTACTAATTTATCATCTTCAATCAATGCTTTAAGGTTGGAACATCCAACTTGCTTGGTAGCACTTGACATCTTGATACCTAGTTGAGTCTTCTTACCAGAGAACCCTTGACCTAATTGTTGTCCTGCTCTACCACGCATCGATGCCATCAGTAGATTTTCATACTCCAGATCATACTGAATAATATCCGCAACCTGTCCACCAATATCATTTACTTCACATAAGATGTATGCATTGTTAAAATTCTTTGCTACGTCCACCACAACATTTGGTAAGACGATTGGTTTGATCTCGTTGTTCTTATATCTAGCAACCATTTTATATGGTAGTTCTGAGGTATCAAATACTGCGAATGCTGAGTAATCATGTCCTACACCACGAGACACGTCAACAGTTAGTATATAATCATGGTCTTCTTGTACAGATTCAAACAGTGCAAGACCTCTGTTCTCTTTAATTGGATCATGGTATGCCATAGTCCTGAGTTTACTAGGACTGATTAATGTGTCAACAGAGCCCAGGA